TATAATCCCATCTAGGTTGCAAGGAAAATTGTTGCCTATAATAAGTTTACCTGCTATTCTTAGGGATTCCGAATTATATCAGAGATTTCCTATGAGGAATGCAGTGTTGAAGTATTCTATAAACAAGAAATTTATTGATCCTGGACTAGCAGACAAAATAGGATTTCAAATGATGCGAAATTTTGGTCAAACCCGGAGATTTATTTTAACAGTTGAACAAGTTCTTCATGGATTAGAATTCGATAAGAATGTATCTGGAATAGCTTCTTCAACTAGTGCAGGATTTCCTTTATCTATCGATAAGAAAAATAACGTAAAGATTCAATATTATGATCCTAAAACAACTCCAGAGCAGAGAATTATATTATTACAGAAAATTAAGAAACGCAATGATGAAATCTTAGATGATATTAGAAATGGTATTCGGAATCTTTTCGTTTGTACCGACGCTTTAAAAGATGAGCGAAGGCCTATAGAAAAAGTTCTATCAGCATCTACCAGGATGTACAGTGTTGGTATTTTTGAATATATTATAGTTTTTAAACAATACTTTGGAGCTTTTACTCGGGATTATATGGAACAAAGGATAGAGAATGGAAGTGGAGTAGGTATAAATGTCTATTCTACAGAGTGGGATACTATAGCCAGAAAATTAGAAGCCATGAGTGGCTTCGATTCTAATTTACAAGAGTTATATGATTGTAAAAAGTTTCCTTCTGAAAATACAATTTATGTTCAATCTTTTAGATTTATAAGAGTTGGTGCAGGAGATTTTTCCGGTTTTGATTGTTCTGGAATACCCCAAATATATTGGCAAATTCTTAAAGTCATACAGAAGTACTACAATGATGAACATTATAATATTCGTCATATGTTGTGGTTAGAATTGGTTAATTCTAGACATATTATAGGTAACGAATTATACGAATGGACGTGCAGTTTACCAAGTGGACATCCATTGACTATTATAGTTAACACTATGTATAACAAGTATGCTTTTAAATATGTCTTTCATAGATTGTCTTTAAAAAATAACTATAAAGGTTCTTTTGAAAATAATGTATATGCTATTTTTGTAGGAGATGATCACGTATTTTCTGTACATCCCAGAATAGCTTCGTGGTTTAATGAAATGACTATAGTTCCAATTATGGCAGAATTAGGTTTAAAATATACAACAGAAACGAAGGGCGTTGCTACTCAGGAACTTCGTTGGCTTGAAGAAGTAGAATTTTTAAAACGTACTTTTAGATATGATAGTTACGTAGGTAGATATGTGGCCCCATTGAGACTTAATGTCGTTATGGAAATAGCTAATTGGACAAGATTGAGTACTCAATCGGATGAAATTACTATTAGCAACGCTAAAGATGCTTTGAGAGAATTGTCGTTGCATACTGAAGAGATATTTAATATCAATGCTAAGATTCTTTGTGATGCCGTTAATGAAATATACCCTATGGCAGATTTTCCCATTTTTGAAGTTTTAGATTATAGAGATATTCAAGAGAATGTTTTGAAATCTGAATTGTATATGATATAGCAATTAATCGTCCTTATGACCTGCATGTCTTTAAACTGCGTCTGTACTAGTGTGATCTTACTTGAAAGAAAATCCATATCATATAATCAAGTATTGCTGCTAGTATTAATAGGTTGTCTATTTAGACTATATTCAAAGTTACCTAGGAAGCAGTCCTTCCAAAAACTCAAGAAAATATGGTACGATAGAAATGTTCTGAGTGTTACATTCTATTTAAATTTTACACTTGCTAATACAAATATATCGAATCTAGCAATTGATGCTAGTAATAATAATTTTGCCCCCTCTAATGATGAGGGGAAGGGAGCAGTTGATATTCATGCTACCACTCAATTTGTGAGTGATGCTAATATTGCAGAAGCTTCAATAAATAAGCCTATGTCTGTAAGTGACTTATTTTATAAATCTTCCACTACTTCATCTATGGAAGATATTAAATCTTTTTTGAGAAAACCCCGAATATTACAGACAGGAGTTCTCTCTACTACTGATACTTTTTCTACGTTTCCTTCTATTCCTATACCTCAAACACCTTTAGCTATACCTGTTGTAGCAAATAAAGTTTCTGGTTTCTTTGGAATTAGAATGAAAACTGTTCTTACGTGGCAGATAAATGGAAATCGTTTCCAACAAGGTAGATATATGTTAAAGTTTATTTCTACTGCAGGAGAGAGTACTGGTAGTTTTGCTGGCCAAAACTGGGTATCTTCTCATACAAATACATTGGTGCAAAGAACTCAATTGCCTGGTATAGAATTAGATATTAATTGCGATACTCAAGGGGTATTTGAAATTCCATATGTATCTATTTTTAATTTCTATCCTTTGCTTTCCAGCGGACCTATTATGAATATAGGACAGGTGCAAATTTACCCCTATAGTCCTATAGTAGCTCCTACAGGTTCTACTACTGCTTCTTATACTATTTGGGTACATTTTGAAGATGTCGATTTAATAGGTCCAGCCAATCCTCAAGCTGGTAATGATTCCAATAAGGAAGCCAATTCTCAACAAGTTGGTCCGGTTACTGCAACTTTAGCTAATATTTCTAAGGCTGCTAATATCTGGAAAGAAGTTCCTTTACTTAGTTCTTATGCTATGGGAGCTTCTTGGTTTACCGGCTTGTTATCTCGTACTACTGACGTTTTTGGTTGGTCTAAACCGAATAATTTATCTCATGTGCAGAGAGTCAATAGAGTTCCTGGAGTTTATTCAGGTAACGTAGATAATGCTGATCAAGCTTTACCTGTTTCTTTTATGGTTAAAAATCAAGTCACTCATTTGCAGGGATACTCTGGAACGGATGTGGATGAAATGGATTTTTCATTCGTTGCTTCTATTCCAGCATATTTTAATCAATTTTCTTGGACAGAAGCTCAAACCCAAGCTACTGATATTTTTTCTTTTAATGTAGCTCCAAACACATTTCAATCTACTCGAACTCAACTTGGTGCAAAGATTTTTACGGATTATGCTCCGGTTGCTTTTGTTGCTAGTTTTTTTGAAATGTGGAGAGGAAGTATTGTAATTACTTTTAAATTTGTAAAGACAGAATTTCATTCTGGGAGATTAGCAATTGCGTTTTTCCCTCATTCTGAGGATCAAAATACTACAGCTGATACTTTAGTTCAATCTGATTATGTTCATAGGGAAATAGTAGATATAAGAGAAGCCAATATAGTTACTATAACGATACCATATATTAGCGAAAATCCTTTTAAAGCTTCTAATTCTCTCATTCCTAGTATCGGTACTATTCATGTATTTGTAGTTGATCCCTTAGTAGCTCCGTCTAGTGTTTCTAGTACAGTAACTATATTGTGTGAAGCTAGTGGTGGTCCAGATATTGAATTTGCAGTTCCAAGTAGAACGAATATTTTATTGCCAGTTATGGCAGCAACTCCTCAATGTGGAGAGTTTATTAAAGCTACTCCTGAATCTGGAGTTTCTGTTAAACCTGAGAAGAATGAATGTCGATTAATTGAAACGTGCATTGGATCAAGTGATGTTACATTTGATAATTACGCTAATGCTGGAGCTGTTATAGGAGAAAGAATTTCTTCTTTTAGAACCTTATTAAAATCTGCATCATTGCAAGGTTTTAGTGGAGTTCCCAATACTATTCCGGGACAAACTTATTTTAATACAATTCCTTTTGCTATTCCTATCTACTTTAATAGTTTAACGAATCCAGAGCCTTCGAGCAATGGAGATATGTATTCTGCAATTGCAGGTTGTTATGCATTAGGGAGAGGAGGTGTGAGAGTAAGGTTGATGGTATCTGGTGTTACGGCTGGTCCGACTCGCTTGCAATATGGTTATACCTATCAACTCACGGGAGATCAAACAGCTTATGCTTATATGGGTGGTAATGATGACCTAAGTACAGCAGCTAATCAACTTTCTGTTATTCCTTTAGTGTTTACCAATGCTATTCAGGATCCTCTCATGGAATTTCAAATTCCGCAATATGGTATGAGACATTCACGTTCTCATGCTTCTAGTATGGTTAATCAAAATTTGACATACCACACTAACCCTCCTGGGCTTGCCCCAAAAACTGCGTTTGCTGTCAAATATTTAGACGGTATAACCAATGCACAATGGCTTAGGTCTGGAGGAGATGATTTGACTTTTGGTCAATTTGTTTCCATTCCACCTATGACTGGTGTGTTAAATGGAGCTTTTTAAGCTTCGTATTAGAGAAAACTATATATCTCATATAACCAAATTGAGTTAAACCGATTTATCACGTAATGATACGTTTTATTTAGTCTTTTAGTTTATGGTTTTACTAAAAGAAATTGAATAGCACCTCCATTGAAAAATGGTGCTATTTGATCTGAATTTCGTTAAAAATTCTAAGACAACGTTTTTAAAGATTCTTTATGACTCTTTGATTTATATTATTCCAATGTTTGAAGACGTTGTCGTAATATATATAAAATCAAAGACGAGAGTTTGCCTAATATTAAAGAGGTAGAGTTTACGTCTCAAAACTCATATCTTGAGAGCACATTTTTGGGCTTTCTTGGTA